TTTCGTCACCTATTCTTGCACGTTCTTCTTTGGCCCACTCTTCTGTACGTTCTGGATGTTCTCGCCATGATGCTTTGAAAGCGGCAAATCCATTTTTACCCACAGGCAATTCATTGCCGTAGTCATCTGTACGTTTGTTGGCTTCTTTCCATATCAATGCAAATTGATCTTCGTCAGAGTTTGGAGTAGATGTAATAATGCATTTACCACCAGTTGCCAATGTTGGAGCCAGAGATGTCCAAAATTCAGATGCTTTGCTGGGAGGTTGCACAAATGCAAACTCATCACAATATATTACACTCAGTGACATACCTCTACCTGTGTTTTCTGTTGTGGTGGTTGCTTTTATTCTTGACCCGTTATCAAATTCTAATGTGTTTCTATTGTATGAATAAGCACCAGCACGCAAAAAATCTGGCAGTGCTTCATAGGTGTATCTCACTCTGTTCATGATGTCTTGAGCACCTGTAAACTTGTGCGCCGCAATTAGTATCTGCGAATCTGGTACAAACATAGCATACCAAACAAGATAGGCAGCGGCACATGTGGTTTTGCCAGTCTGTCTTGGTAACATGGCAATTGCAAATCTATTTTGATGATATGTATCTACCAGGCCTTCTTGATATTTGAACATTTCAAATTTCATTGACCCTTTGGTAGGATGTTGAATCATGCAGTAATTTTTACAGAAATACAGAGGACCACTTTTTGGATCCATGCATTTATTAAGTTCAAGTATTTGTGCTTCTGTGAACTTGATTTTGGCATGTGCCTTTTTGGTGAGGTTACCTTGTAAACTTTGTGCCATACTTGTATTTACGGAAGATTATTTTGAGTGGTTTGTAAGTGAAGAACCGGAATAACCATCAGACTGTTTAAGATCATAACCTTTGTGGAACTGATCTTTGGCTGTGTCTTCTTCTGAAGGAACAATGTCACCACCGCCTTCTGGCTTGCCATCATCTTGTCTGTCCTTCATCAACTCTTTGAACATGCTCATGTTGTATTCATCACCAAACAATGGCTTGTCTGCAGCTGTGTCATCTTTGTATTCAGCGTCTGTGAGTTTAGGCTCGTACTCTTTTTCTTCTGGTTTAATTTCTGTTGGATCTGTTGGATGTTTAACTCTGATGTGATCGCCTGCTATGCCAAACTCATCTTTCAGCACTGATTCCAGTTGTTGAAAACCAATTGGATATCCAGTTTCAACATCAAAAATACTAACTTCAACATTTTTTAATCTTGTAAATTCATGTGGATGTTCTTGCACAGGAGTTGATGCAATCTTTTTAAATTCAATTGTCTCGTACTTTGACATGTAGTTTTTTAGATCTGCTTCAAAGTTTTCTGGTAGTTCTCCAGCAACTTTAATGCGTGCTTGATATGTTTTGACTGCTTCAGCAAGATATTCTTTGAATGTTTTCATAGTGTATTATTTATCGTTTTTGGTGTTTTGCAGTATCTGTTTGATCAACTCATTGCGATCTGCTACTACAGTGCCTGTGCCTGTAACTGCTTCTTCTTCAGGTTTGCCTTGATCTAATTTCATTTTTTTGAGTTGCAATTCAATCATTTTAAGTTTTTTGTCAACTTTTAAGTTTTTGGCTGATATTGCATTGCCCATCATTGATGAAGCTACCTCCATTATTCTGCCTGCTAGACGTGGTTCTATGTTCATGCCTAGATCCATTAGATCTTGATATGCTTTGAAACTTTCTTCGGCATATGAATCTATTTCTTTGTCATCTTCCAAACCGTCAACTTGAGGCAATGCGGCATCAATTTTATCCAAGTTGAACTTTTCTTGAATTATTGCATTTGCTTGAGCATCATCTTTGGAGTCTTGCTCTGTCTCAATTTTGTCGTTGAGGGACTCTGGAGTGTCTACATTTGATTCCAAATTGAAAAGATCTTCTAATTTTTTGGTCATTTGGATTTGCCTGGCCTTCCAGTTCTATGATCAAACCTGCCTTTACGTTTTGCTATGTGTTTTTGTTTTCGAGATTCTCTTCTCAAAGTTGTTAGTTTTTGGTTTTCCATAATCTCTAATTTTTGTAACCTTGTAATTTGTGTGTAGTCAACTGGCATAATTTTATTTAAAGATATCGCTCTCAGTGATCACCCTAAAGCGAATGCCTTTTCCTTTGGCCCATTTGTTGGCAGCTTCCCATTTTGCTCTATTAACAATGTAAGCCGCTTGGTTTTGTTTGTTTTTGCCAACTGATTCTAGTTTGGCTTGGTTGTTTGGTTTGACTTCAATCAGTTCACCTAGACGTTTACCTGTTTTGTCTTGATACACCAAGAAAAAATCTGGCACATATATTGTGTTCTTTCCATTGAGGGGATTCCTGTATGGTATTTGTATTGATTCAGATGCCCATTGCATGATTGAAGGATTGTTGTCACAAAATCTCATGAATGCAAATTCCCAAGATGATCTATACTTGGGTGTTTTTTTACCAACATATTTGTTTGGATTTTTCGGTTGGTACAAACCTTGAGACCAACGGTTCATGCTATGCCTTTATGTTTCTTGTGATATGACTCTGTGTGGTTCTGTCATTCTTGTAGCCTAGCACACTCGTTTTGTATCTGTATGCATTAAGAATTTCGGCCACTAGTTGTGATAATTCTAGATCAGTTGCGCCTTTCAATGTATCTAACACTGAGAAAATATTAGCATTGTCTACTTTGGCCTGTTTCATTAGCACATATGCAATAGACTCGCTTGACTGTACATCATATCCTTTGTTTCTAAAAAACGCAATGGCAGCATCATACTGCCCTCCATTCAACTCAGTTCTGTCTTGTGCAAGTCCACTTAAGAATTGTACAAGAGATTCTGTTTTGGATTGAGATCCAACACCTAAATTTGACACAGGAGTTTTGGTTGCAGACATTAATATGTGTATCCTTTTGAACCTGTGATTGCATTTGCTGACAGTCCTTGAGATAAACCAGCATCATTGGTATTGACTGTGGCCACTGTCTGTTCTGCTAGCGGTGCTTCTATGAATTTATTGTATTCACTTTCTTGCACTTGATATTGAATTTGTTTGTTGTTGATCATTGAAACAATTACATTTGTTGCATTATCTATGTATGAATTTTGTTCTTGTTCTGTAAGTTGGCTCCAGTTTGCATCTACATTGTTTGGATCTATGTTTTGACTTATTCTAAAACTTACAAATTTAGCAAATTTTAGTTTGGCTTCGTAATTGTTGTTGAGAAAATTTTTGGCTTGGGAAGCATTAAGCATAATGTTGCCCTGTGGCACTGCCACTGTTGGTTCGCCTTTGTTTGTGGCTTTGTTATTAACACGTTTTTGTTTAATGTTCTTGGGAAACTGTACACCAGGCTTTGAGGTTGCTCCGATGTTGTTGGTTCCAGATTTAATTGCATCTTTGGCAATGCCTATGATTTCTTCATCAAGTCCCCTTACTGCTTTGCCTGATTTAATTTTTCCATATGTATTAAGTGCAGACAGACCAGCTCCTAGTATGTTGCCAGAAGAAAGCAAACTAATTGTGTTTGTGATGCCACCCAGCACACCAAACACAGTGTCGCCACCAGTGCCGTTGGGTGAAGGAGTGTTGTCATAATGAAACTGAGCAAAGCCTTGAGGATCAACACCAATCTCACCATTACGCATCAACACACCTGAATATGAAATTGAAAAGGCATGTTCATTAAGACCAGCTCCATCAGTTTGATCCATTGATCCATTTGACCAGTCATTAATAATAGGATTCATCATTTTGTATTCAGTGAACAGTCCTCTACTCAATTGGAATATTGATATTGAATTGAAGAATTTTTCGTTGTTGCCTGTGTCTAATCCAAATCTGAAACTGCCATATCCGTTGGGTGATGTGTAGCCTGCTTTGTATCTGGTTTCAGACTGATTTGTATCAACAATATAGTGTTGGTAGTATGACTTCCAAAATGCTGTGGCAACATCCCCCATGTCATCATGCAAAACAATTGACACAGGCTGATACTGGATGCCTGTTTGTACGTAGTCTTTGAAATTGTACTTGTTTTTTTGTTCAACATTAAAATTATAAGATGGCAAGTCACAGCGTTTGACAATCATGCCCAATTCAAGTTGTTCATTTTGATTGATTGATTTGCCAACTGCCAGCGGATTAATATCAAACACCACATGGTATAAAAATCTATTTTTTGGCGCAAGTCTAAATGATTGATCTGTGTATAATCTAGCCGCATGCTGAAAGTCTCGCATGGTGTCACCACCAATTAATTGTTTTAGAAAGTTGTTACGCCAGTTCATATGTAATATTTATGGCATCAAAATCGTGCCAGTTTTAAACTGCGAAACGTTAAAGTTTGAGTTGAGTATTAAGCGCCGGTAGCTGCTGTTGAAACTGCTCTTGCTACTGCTGTGCCAATACCAGTACCTCTTGGTGTTTGAATTGCATTGTCATATCTAATTGACATTGTAATCTGCACTGGTTCTGATGTTGCATAAGCAAGTGTGCCATACTGCACGTTGTCTAGGTAACAGCCATACAGTTCATATGTTTCTAACACAGTTGGAGTGTTGGCTCCGTTGCCACCATCAAGCATTTCAATTCTACCTGTGAACTTGTAGTCTTGTCCTGATGCCGCACTTGACTGTTCAAAGAAGTCAAACTGTTTCTGCAACTGTTCGCCAACAAGTTTTGTAACTTCGTTGTTGACATCGTCTCTAACATTCAATGTGATAGGATCCCATGTGTGTTTGCCTGCCATGTACACTCTTGAGTTGTATGCATCAAGTGTGATTTGATCAAATGTTATGTTTGGACGAGTTACATCCACGACCTGTTTGGTGAGTTCGGATCTAGGAGTAGACACACCAAAGTTCTCAAGCACAATTCTAAACCTATACTGTAGTTTAGGCATTAATAGGCCTTGTGAGCCTGATGATTGATCACTTGCTAGTGGTACTGTAAATTTTGATAGTGTTGATACTGCCATTTCTTTTTCTCCTAGTATGAATATTTACTATTCAATTGTCCTTTCGTCAACTTGTACCTTTAAAGGCCTTGAGCTGCTATTTCTCCTGTGTTCTTCAATCTAACTGGTATGAATATAAATTCAACTGCTTTGACTGGCTCAATTGCAACATCAACATACAGTTCGTTTCTGTCAATTCTTGCTGGTGTGTTGTTTGATTCATCACACACTACAGCAAAGTCGAACAGTGCTCTTTGTGCTGTTAGTTCTAGCAAGAATGATTCAATTGACTGTCTTATTTCGTTTCTAGTCAATGCATCATTCGGCTCAAAGATAAATGGTCTTGCAATTTTATCTAATTGTAGTCTTGTAAACGCAACCAATCTTGCAACATTAACTCTGTCAAGTGCTGATGCTGTAAGTTGTCTTGTCTTTTGACCAAATGCTACAAGTCCAGACCCTGTTACAAAAGATATTGGATTGATGTTTA